TATTTGAAACAAAAATAAAAAAATTATGAAACAAAAATTGGATATTGAAGAAATTAAACAAAAAATGTTTGATAAACTTCAGCCTAGCGGTTGGGGACAAGCTCTTAAACCTTTTATATTTAGTGGTGATTTTGATAAAATATTATCACAATTAGCTCTGCTTGCTAAAGATGGTAAAAGATTTACTCCACCACTGAAAAGTATTTTTAGAGCATTTGAGGAATGTCCTATAGATCAGTTAAAAGTTGTTATTGTAGGTCAGGATCCTTATCCTCAACTAGGAATAGCTGATGGTATATCATTTAGCTGTGGAATTACAAATGTTCCACAACCTAGTTTAAAATACATATTTGGAGCAATTGAGAGAACTGTATATGAGGGCTATCCTTCATACCAGGATCCTAATTTAACTAGATGGTCAAATCAAGGTATCTTAATGCTTAATACAGCTCTTACAACAACTGTGGGTAAGAGTGGTCAGCATTATCATATTTGGAAACCTTTTACGGCTTTTCTATTTGATTACTTAACCTGGAATAAAAACGGTTTAGTTTATATCTACTTGGGAAAAGAAGCTAAAGATTGGTCTGATTGTGTAAGTGATAATAATCATAAGTTATTTGCTAGTCATCCAGCTAGTGCTGCTTATAACAAATTTAGAAATTGGGACTCTCAAGAGGTATTTAATAAAACAAATGAGATAGTTGAAAAAATGCACAATGTTAAACTAATTTGGTAATGGATGATATTTTTAATAAGCTTATAGAACAGGGTTTAAGCCCTAATACTTATTATGTTTTGCACTGTATAAAAGAAAAAATAGTGCCTGCTTCTTTTGTGAATAAAGCAATAGAAAGCAAAAGACTGCAAAGTGATCAATGGGTTGATGAAAACTTGGAGCTGACTTCAAAAAGTATTATCTTTATGGAAGAAATCAATGGTTATTTCAGAAGAACAAAGAAGAAAACAGCCAAGGATTTAATGGGACAAGACTTTACTGTCAAAATAAAGGAGTATGTAGTTATATTTCCTAATAGGAAACTATCCTCTGGAAAATATGCAAGAGTAAATCCCAAAAATCTTGAAGCCCCTTTCAAATGGTTCTTTGAAAACTATGATTATGACTGGGATATTATTCTACAAGCAACTCAAAAGTATGTGCGGGAATATGAGGTCAATGACTTTGAGTTTATGAGGACTGCTCAATACTTCATTAGGAAGCAAAATATAGATAAGTCTTTTGAATCAGATTTGGCAACATATTGCGAGTTAATTAAGGATAATCCAGATGATGAAGTAGTTTACTTTAAAGAAAGAATCTTATGATAAGATTTAAAATGCTTGTAATGGCACTAATTACAATATTGGTAGGATATTGCTTGACTGATTTGCTGGTACTGGAGGTTTCCTTGGCGCAGTTTCTTCTGATAGAAATGGTTGTAGTGTTTACACATAGCATGTATAACTACGTGAAGAAGGAGTGTTTAACTAATTAATTAAAACAGAATGTCAGATTTATTCAATGGAGCCAAGCCGCTCATGCCTGTAAGTGAAAGAGATGCTTTAGAGAAAGCACTCATTAAAATGAAATTAAGAAGAAAAGGCCAGTTGAAGTCACTGAAGAGTGCGTGGCCTAAGTTTAATGATGCTTTCTGTGATGGATTAGAATGGAGAACTATCACCGTGGTAGGTGCTAGACCGGGTACTGGAAAGACCTTATTTATGGAACAGTTAATCTCAGATATAATTGAGAAGAATCAAGACCATACATTTAGAGTCCTAAAGTTCCAGATGGAAATGCTAGATGAAACTAGTGGAATAAGAAAATTGAGTCTGAATACAGGTGCTGATTACAATACATTGATGAGTAAAGGTGAACCAGTTGATGCGGATATTTTTTATAAGTGTGTTGAGTATTATAAAAAGAGTGCAGAGAAAGATATTATTAATGTAGTATATGATTCTTGTACTGTGGATGAAATGTGTGCTACCATTCATTATGAAATGGAGAGATACAAGAATTCAGATGGTACATATCAAAATATGCTAGTAACAATAGATCACTCAGCATTATTTAAGAATGGGAAAGGACAGAAAGATAAGTTTGAAATGCTTTATGCTTTAGGAGAAGCTTTGACTTCTATGAAGAAGAAGTATCCTGTTGCTTTTTTAGTTCTTAGCCAACTCAATAGAAATATAGATGATCCAAAAAGACAGCTGAATGGCGTTTATGGTAATTATGTATTAGATTCTGATTTATTTGGTGCAGATGCTCTATTACAACATGCTGATATTGTTCTTGGGATTAATAAACCTTCTGTAAGGAAGATTAGACAATATGGTCCTGAGAAGTTTATTATTGAAGATGAGGATGTTTTAGTGTTTCATTTCTTAAAATCTAGAAATGGTTTAACAGCAATAGCATTTTTCAAGCTTGATAGAAGGAATATGAGAATTGTTGAAATACCAACCCCACCACAAGCAGTAGAAAAATTAAGTATTAGTAAAAATTAATTTATGACAATTAGAAAAGAAAGAGAAAGAGAGTTCTTTGTTGAGCATATGCCAACATTTAGAGCTTTACAATTAAATGACCCATTTTTTGTTATTAAGACCGCGTTCTTTCAAAAGGGCAAATATGGGAGACAAGTTCAATTTTTTGAATCTGAATTATCTAAAGGTGATGATATCTTTATTGAGTTCTATGAGAATGTGAAAGATCCAAATGGAAATGACACAGATGTAGTACCAATGCTTGAAGATAGACAGCTATTTAGATATAAGTACAATAGGTATTTTGCTGAAGAATATGAGCAAAAAGAAAATGTTAACTCTAAGGGTGAAACATATCATACTTATACAGTGCCTGTATCAGAATTAGTTGCTGTTCTTAAAGATGGATCTGAAATTACCCATGCTCTTTATGAAAAGAGAAAGGAAGAATCCAAGCTTAAAAAGGCTGCGGAAGAATTACCGAGATTGCAGAAATCATTATCTGTATTTCCTGATTTTGAAGATCAGTACCTTAAACAAGATTTATCTATAGAAGGTACAGAGGCTGAAAAAGATAGTGGTCAGATGTATGAGGATATTCCAATTTCTGAAATAACTATCAGAGATCTTGCTGCTATCATGTTAATGAAACCAGTTAGCAATAGACAGTGGTTGAATGAGATGATTATGAAATCAAAAAGTGAACTATGAGTATAATATTGCCAACTACAAAAGTAAAAGCGGCCAGAGTAAATCCAAAAAGACTTGTGATTTATTCTAAGCCTAAAACCGGAAAGACAACTGCTTATGCAGGTCTTGACAATAATCTGATTCTTGATTTAGAAAATGGTTGTGAGTATGTGGAAGCTTTAAAGATTACAATTACTAGTCTTCAAGAGCTTTTAGATGCTGGTAAAGCTATTAGAGAAGCAGGTAAACCTTATAAGTATGTTACTATAGATACTGTAACTGCATTAGAGGATATGATTATGCCGTTAGCTGTAAAGTTATACAGACAGACTCCTATGGGTAAAAACTATGATGGAGACAATGTAGTGACTCTACCAAATGGTGCTGGTTATTTATATATCCGTCAAGCATTTTTTCAAGTAATTGATTTTATTGATACCTTAGCTCCCCACATTATTTTATCTGGTCATATTAAAGACAAGGTAGTTGATGATAAGGGAGAGATGGTTATGTCAGCAAACATAGATTTGACTGGTAAAATTAAATCTCTTATCTGTGCAAATGCAGATGCTATTGGTTACATGTACAGAAAAGGTAACAAAACTATTCTTAGTTTCAAAACTAATGAAGAGGTTACTTGTGGTGCAAGACCAGAGCATCTTAGAAATGAAGAAATAGTAGTTTCTGAAATGAGTGAAAATGGTGAAATTCAGTTTCACTGGGATAAAATTTATGTATAACAATTAAAAAAATAGAAAAATGGGACTAAGTACAACAGATCTATCAACAGGAGGAGGATCAGGATTACCAAAAACAATTCAACCTGGTAATCATATTTTGAAAATTAATAATATCACACTTGAGGATTATCAGTTTATTGATAATGCTAAACATTTGATATTACATGTAGAAACTCAACCGATTGAGGGATTTGAAGGTTTTATGATTGACAAAGATAATCCAGATGCTGGACACTATGCAGGTCAAATTGGTAGAATTAAAGCTTCTCAATATGCATATGCAGATGGTGAAACTAAATCTGGTGTTAAAATTCAAAGAGATAGATCTGTATTGATCTTCTTACAGAATTTGTGTAAAAGTCTTGGTGTTAATGACTGGTTTGTAGAACAAGATAACCGTCATGATACTATTGAAGACTTTATTAAAGCTTTTGCTAAAGATGCTCCTTATACTGATAGGTTTATGGAGTTTTGCATTGCTGGTAAAGAATATGAAAGTAAGACAGGTTATACAAATTATGACATGTGGCTTCCTAAAGGTGAAAGCAATAAATATGCTTATGGTGAAATTGAAGGAGGTAAAGTGTTAAAGTATGATGAGTCTAAGCACTTGAAAAAAATGGAAGTAAAAGAAGTTAAATCATTTGGTGATGATGATGACTTTTCTATTCCATCAAAAACATCTTCTGACTTCAGTCTAGATGACTAATATTTATTAGTTCTATAGAAGGGGGCAGAAATGTCCCCTTTTATTTTTTATTTTTTATGATATGATTTCAACAAAAACAATAGTTTCTGATATAGTAGATGTCCCTAGAGAATGGATATTTGAATTTTATTTAAAACTGGATGAAAAACTATCCGGTCAAGATATAAAAATAAATTCAGCATTCAACCCTAGAGATAAAACTCCATCAATGTGTATTTATGTAGATGTAAAAAGTAATTATAGATACAAGGACTTTTCTTCTGGAAGAGGCGGTGATGCTTTAGATTTGGTCAAAGATTTATTTAATCTAGCTACTAGAGGCACTGCATCTTTTAAAGTTGTTCAAGATTACAATGAGTATCTAAAGAATAATGATTACATTCAAAATTATACAGTAAGATCTCAAGGAAGGTATCAGGTTACTGATTATGAAATGAGACACTGGAATAACTTTGATGAAAAATATTGGACCGGTCATAAGATTTCATCTAGTCAGTTGGAGAAATACAATGTGGTTCCTTTAGAT